TTTCAAGCGTGATAATTCTGAAGAGGAGAATATTGACAAGATGACTGATGGTCAAAAAGAAGAAATGGACAAGATGTCCGATGGCATGAAGAACAAGATGCGTTCTTACATGGACAAAGGCTATTCCTACGACGATGCCAAGAAGATGGCCGAGGAAGAGATGAAGAAGTCGGAGGAGGTTGAAGCCCTCAAGGCCGAAAATGAACGCCTCCGTAAGGCCCTTCTCGACGCGGGTTATGTCATCAAGGCAGATACCATCGAGAAGAAAGCTGAACCGGAATACATTGAATACGGTGGCGAACAGATCAACAAAGCAGACGTTCCGGCCCCCATTCTCAAGGCACTTGAAGAGGCAGAACTTGAGAAGCGTGACAATGAACTCACGAAGCGGGCAGAGTCGGAACTCCCCCATTTTGATGTTAATGTCGCAAAAAGTTTCCTTGATCTCGTGGAGAAGTCTCAGGAAGTTGATGCCCTCATGGAAGCCCTCAAGGCTGCTGACAAGGCATTCTCGCGGTCGATGGAAGAGTTTGGCAAGACGGACATTGACGGTGATCTGGAAGACCCCATGACCACCCTCAACAAGATGGCAGAGGAATACAAGAAAGAGCATGGTGGCACTATCGAAAAGGCTCGTGCCGCTGTTTACAAAACCGATAAGGGTGCAACCCTTCTGAAAAAGTATTATGAGGAGAATAAGTAATGGCTACTTTCGGTAACCAAATCCGTGAAAGCATGGTGGCAGGTGCAGACCTGTCGAGTGCCCAATTCACGTTTGTCAAGATGAACACCACCGACCGCACGGTTGTTGCCGCAGGTGACGGTGAAGAGGCATTCGGTGTCCTTCTGAATGAGCCGGGTAGTGGTGAAGCAGCTACCGTTGTCACCCACGGTCGTGTCATTGTCGAGGTGGGCACTGGTGGCCTTACCGCAGGTGATGCAGTCGGTGTGGATGCCAACGGTGAGGCTGTCACGGCTGCTACTAGTGATGTGATCGTCGGTCAGTGTGTTGATGGTGCCGCTGCTGGCGAACGCGCAACGATTGATTTCTTCCGTGGCGGTAACGCGGCGGCCTAAAGAATAAACTAAAGGAGATTTAACAATGCCTATGCTGACCCCGAGTCAAGTGCATGTGGACCAGCCGCTTACTGATCTTACGCTGGCCTTCGTGCAATCCCAAGAAAACTTCATCGCTGATCGGGTCTTCCCGACGGTTGGTGTCGATAAACAGTCGGACAAGTATTACATCTACGACCGTGACAACATGAACCGTTCGGGGGATGTCAAAGCCCTTGCTCCCCGGACGGAAGTTGAGCGCATTGGTATGTCCATCTCGCAGGACAGTTACTTTGCCAATGTGTATGGTCTTGGTATGGACTTCGATGAACAAGTCCTCGCCAATGAGGATGCCGCTCTGAATATCCGTCAGGCTGGTGCACAGACCCTCACCAATCGCCTTCTTATTCAACGTGAGAAGCAGTTTGCCACCAATTTCTTCTCCACCGGCCTTTGGGGGACTGAGTGGGATGGTAACACGAGTGGTTCCGCCTCGGGCACTGATGTTGTCCATTGGTCGGATTATACCAACTCGACCCCGATTCAGGATGTTACGTCCATGCGTCGGACTATCCAACTCAAGTCGGGTGGCTTTAAGCCCAACACGATGGTTGTCGGGAAGGAAGTTCGGGACATTCTCGTTAACCACCCGGACATTCTTGCACGTCTGGAAGGTGGCGCTACGGTCACTAACTCGGCCCTTGTGACGAACGCCAAGCTGGCGGAAATCTTTGAGGTCGAAAACTTCTACGTCATGGAAGCGGTCGAAAACACTGCCGCTGAGGGTGCTGCCGAGAGCAACTCGTTCATTGGTGGCAACCATGCCCTCATGGTTCATACCCCGGCCTCGGCTGACCTGATGACGCCCGCCGCTGGCCTGACCTTCGCTTGGAATAACCTTCCGGGTGTCAATAACCTCGGTATTACGGTTGAGCGTTTCTCGGATGATGCTCTCAAGCGTCAACAGATCGCTGAACTCCTTCAGGTGAAGATGAGTTACGACATGAAGGTCACCGGTGCAGACCTTGGTGGTTTCTTCAACACTGTCATTTCTTCGTAATTGACCTTTGGGGAGTCCCTTCAGGGGCTTCCCTTACCACTGAATAATAACAGACCCTCAACAGTAACCTAAGGAGATAGGTAATGGGCCTCAAAGCAGATGAAAACAGTTTTGGTTGGCAAGTAGATTGGCCGGTTTTTGTAAAGTCCCCCTTCCAAGCATTCGGTAAGCGTTGGGAACGTGGTGAGCACTTTAACTGGAAAGACCAGAAATATCGCTCAGATGATATGGACGATGTTTACTGGACCGTATTCAGCCTTTACAAGAACAACTATATTCGTCACAACCGAGAAAAAGAGAAGACCAACAAAGTTGGGGATCGTCTCGGGGAAATGTCGGACAACCAACTTTACCGACTTGTGATTGCACTTAATTCAATCGTCAAGAACAAAGCCGCAAGTAAGACCGAATTTACAAAAATGAAGTGCAAACAGTCGAAGATTACTGACAAGCAACGCGGTCTTATCCGAACATTCCTTCACCAAAACCCTTGGATTGTCGAAGACTTTTACCACCATCGAGATACTATTCTTGGAGAGTAAATAATGTGGACCTATGATGCAACTGACCTCTCTACTGACACTACCTCTGGCAGACTCAATGCCGTGAGGCTTCTCGTCGGTGACACGGAAACTCGGGACCAACAGGTTCAGGACGAAGAGGTTCAGTTTGCACTAGGCCAAAACAAGGATAACATCTACTATGCAGCCGCTTGGGTTGCAAGGACCATTGCAGGTAAGTATTCCCGTTATGTGGACACTCAAGCGGATGGTTCTCTCTCGGCTGATTACAGTGACAGAGCCAAGCACTACTATTCCCTAGCAGATAATCTTGAGTATCAAGGCAAGAAGTCTGGTGGTGCCCTGAACATTTCCGCCGGGGGTATCTCCCTCGCTGAGATGGAAGCCAATAGGGCCAATACTGACCGCCCTCTTCCCGCCTTTAGGACTAGCCGTTTCGATAATCCTCCCACTTACGACTATTGGTATCGGCCTTGATTCTTAACAAAGACATCAATCATTTGATTGAGGATATGGGAACCGAAGTTACTCTTCGGAAACCTACTTATAGTGCATATGATCCGACCACAGGCACTTATGAGTCTTCGTCTAACACAGACTACACGGTTAAGTGTCACTTCAGTAATTATTTCCTCTCAGAGGTTGACAACACTAACATCCTCTTGGGGGATCGTAGGGCTCTTATTCCTACGGAGGACACTTCGGGAAACACCCTCCCTGAGCCTGATACTGATGATCTTCTTGTTGGTGTAGGAGATACTGTAAAGGTAATCAGGGTTCAACAGTTCTATCACTTTGATACTCGTATTTGTTACATCCTACAGGTGAGGGAATGAAGACCACAGTTATTGTCAACCGTGGACTTGATGGCAAATTTCAGAAGATGTATGATGCTCTTGAAGAAGTTGGTCAGGTATACGGACGCAAGTTTGCTGAATCACTTACCGAACTCTCTCCTGTAGATACAGGAACTTATATGCGGTCTTTCTATGTAGACAGCGCCCCTCAAGTTGGTTCATATAGCTCCGAGGGAAAGCCTCGTAATCAACCTTATGACCAAGTTAGACAAAGTGCCATGTCAGACCTCCTAGGTCAAATTGCAGCCCTCAAAGGCTCTACTCGCATGGTCTTTGGTAATAACGCTGAACACGCTACAGACGTTGAGTATGGGGAGAATTGGCAGTTTACTCCCGGTTATGCACCTTTTGGTGTAACCAGAAACAAGCATAGCCAGCTAATGAGAGAGGCTTGGGAGGAGGTTATCTTTAGGTAATGAGTATTTACACAGACATCCGTAAGACTCTAGAGGTTTACCTTAACAACACCTCCGGTATCCCTGTCATTGCTTGGGAGAATGTCTCCTTCAGCCCTGATACCAATACACCCTTTATCAAGTTTCAATTCCAACCCACCTCCCGACGCCCCTCTCACCTAGGGACCAACCCTCAAATGAGGTATCAAGGTATTGTAACCCTTCTTGTCCACCAGCCGGAAAATCAAGGCCCCGGAGCTACGGAAGACCTTGTGGACACTCTCGTAGATAGGTTTGACGCCACTAAGGATATTTCTTACGGGAGTGTTACAGTATCACTCGACTACGCTGAGAGAGAGCGTTCCTACATTAACTCACCTTGGTATATTACGCCCATCCGTATTGGGTGGTATCGCTACGACTTCTAAAGGAGACCTAACATGACTTTTTCCCAAGGTTCCCGCACGAACCTCCGTTACGTAAAAGAGACTACCTTCGGGACCACTCCCTCCACCCCGACGATGGTAGAAATCCCCTACACGACTCACTCGCTTAACCTTACAAAAGAGCGTGTATCGGGAAATGACATTCAGGCAGACCGTATGCCAAGAGTGGATCGCCACGGCAATCGTCAGGCAGGTGGTGACATCAACGTGGACCTCCGTAAGGGGGACTTCGATCCCTTCCTTGAGAGCGCACTGTTCAACACTTTTGCAACTGACACCCTGAAGGTCGGAACCAGCCCTCAGTATTTCACCATTGAGGATGCCGCACTTGACATCAGCCAATTCCAACTCTTCACTGGTATGGCTGTAAGTTCCATGAACGTCTCTCTGGCACCCAACCAAATGGTGACGACTACCTTCACGATGGTGGGTAAGGATGGCTCTATTAGTGGCTCTACTGCCTCCACTGCCCTTACTGACATTACGGGTAACGCACCTTTTGATAGCTACTCTGGCGACCTTCAAATTGCCGATGTGGGTGGAACCCTCGCAGGTATTACCACGGTTCAAGGCCTTGACTTCACCCTGAGCAATTCCCTTAGCCCCACCTTTGTTATCGGTGACGACTCGGCACCCCAACTTGAGTATGGCCGTGCTGAAATCGAAGGGACTATTTCGGCATACTTTGAGGATGCAAGTCTTGTAAACCGTTTTATTGACGAAACAGAAACTCAACTGGAAGTGTCGGTTGATGACCCCACGGGTAATAATGCCTACACTTTCCTGTTCCCTCGTATCAAGATCAATAGTGCGGAAATTGGGGTTGAAGGCCCCACCAGTCGTATCATCAACATGAGCTTCATTGCCCTCTATGACTCGACCGAAGATAGTAACCTGACGATTACCCGCACTTCTTAATCCCTAGGAGACTGGGGTAGGGAAGGGCCAAGTTGTCGGGTCTTGGTTCTTCCCGCATAAACTTACCCGACACTAACCCGAAAGGAGAAACCCGATGGCTGACCTTCAGCAACTTGCACCTAAGAACGACACTATTACGATTGAACTTGGGATTGACAATGACGATGGCACTCCAATGACTATTGAAGTCTATGCGCCTTACAGCAAGGAGTATAAGGCTGTAGTCCATGAGCAAGCCAACGCTCGTATCAAGAAGATGCAGAAGAATCGTAAGGACTACCTCACGGCTGAGGAGCTTGAGCAAGCCCAACTTGATCTTTATGTCAAGATTACAAAGGATTGGGACATTACTTGGGGCGGCAAGAAGCCCAAATACAAGGATGAACTCGCTCGGCAGGTCTACGAGGAAGTCTTTTGGGTCAAGGACAAGATTCAGGAGGCGCTTGACGACTCGGTGGATTTTACGAAGCCCTGATCTGTAAACTTGAGGAATACGCGGAACATTCCTTTGAGTTAAGTAAAACAGATCAGAATGGCACTACCCTACGAGAACACCTTAAACAAGTGGAGAGACAGACAGGTAAGACACCCTCAGATTTAATTGGACCGGATTTCCCAACTGAGTTGTCATACCTGTGGTCTCTCTTTGTTAATTTGAGCAACTCTCGTTCAGCAGGAATGGGTGGCCCTAATCCCCTCAGTTATCTTGAGATTGAGTCTTGGTCTAGGTTGACAGGCACACCACTAAGGGCTTGGGAAGTAGAAACTATCAAGCGCCTAGATAACACCTACCTCAAGGTTATGGCGAAAGGAAGCTAATGGCAAGTTTGAAATCTTGTAAAGATAGTAGCTTTGCTACGATTCAAACTGATAATTCAAACCGCAACAAAGTTGCTAAACCGAAGGTTTTTTGAATGGCTGATCTTGCAATCACTGTTGACATGAGTTCTGTTACGCAGGCCGAAAAAAAGGTCAATTCGTTTCAGAACCAACTCAACAGGCTCATCAAAAAACAACGGGAAGGTGCAATCTCGGATGAAGCTTTTGCGAAGGGTAAACTTGAGATCAAGAGAGCTTACCAAGAGGTTGGGGTTTCTAGTCAAAAAGCCTCCGGCCAAGTTGAGAAGTATGTTCGGCGGATGAACGAGGCCAAGAAGGCCCAAGACCGTGCGTCTGACATGCAGAAATGGTTCACCAATCAGCGTCGTAAGATTCGTATGATGGAGGAGTCCGCACGGCTTGAGCAACAACAGATCAGGTCTCAAGAGAGACTACGTGAGAAGTATGTCCCTCTCTATGCTGCCTCC